GGGCCCTGCGGAAGCTGCTCGACCGTTGGCGGCTTCCTCCACCAGCGCCCTAACCCCCGGTTCGAGGCGAGGTCCAACGGAGTACCGTCGGCCCCGCCTCAACCGGAACGTTAAGCCGCTTGTGGCGTGCCCACGGGGCGCCCCACCAGCCGCAGCATTTCGTCTTCGCCGTCGCTGTCGCGCAGCGGTCTTAGGCAGCAGTCGGCCACCGAAAACACCGGGTAGCCGTTTTTGCTTGGCACGGCGCGGTCTATCTCCCAGCGCGGCCCGTCCTCAATCCACCCAAGGCCGCCAGCCACCAGGCGCACGCACTGCACAATTTTCCCTTCGTTGCCGGCCCAGCTATGCGTAATCACAGCCAAGTCGCCGGGCCTGCAATTCAACTTCATCTCGGTTCTCCAAAAAGCGGCTTAACCCGCTGGTCAACTTGAGCCCCAAAGGCTTGCGGCCTTGGGGCGCTTACTCGTCGGTCTGTGCCGGCCTTTGGGTCCAAGTTACCAGCACGTTAGCCGGCCCGTGGCTGGGCCAGCTTCTTTGCCCGCTTCAATTGCAGCTTGATGGCGTACTGCTTTACGGCTGGCCAGTCCTCAGGGTGAACGTACATTTCTAGTCGCTTCAAGCCCAGGTCTTCGCGCACTTCCCTCATTGCTGCAACTCGCTCGCTTGTTGTCTTCGGTGCCATAGCTATTCAACGCCTTGCAAATGTGTGCCGCCACAGCGGCGCGCACGCGGCTGAAATTTGCAGTTGGGCGGTTGTTTGTGGCGCGTGATCGGAACCGCGCCCTAAAACGGGATGTCGTCGTCCATGTCGTCAAACGCAGCGGCTTTGCGGGGCGATGGCGGTGCAGGCGCACGCGAGACGGGCGCGCTTCGTTGCGCTGGTGCAGGCGCGGCGCCCTTGTCTTCACCGCTGCCAAGCAACACAAGCTCGGTCGCCATGATCTCGGTGGTGTAGCGCTCGACGCCGTCTTTGTCGGTCCACTTGCGGGTTTTCAGGCGGCCTTCGATGTAGACCTGCTTGCCCTTCTTAACGTACTCGCCAGCCACCTCTGCCAGGCGCTCGAAAAGGGCGACGCGGTGCCATTCCGTCTCCTCCTGGCGCTCTCCGCTGGTCTTGTCCTTCCAACTGCGGCTCGTGGCCACCGATAGGTTGCAGATGGCCGCGCCTCCGGTCGCATATCGCAACTCAGGATCCTTGCCAACGCGCCCAAGGATGGTCACTCTATTCACACTGCTCATGATGGCTCCAGGGTTGTCATGATTTCAAATGCGGCATCCACGTCAGACAGGAAGGCGCGCGCGGCTTCTTCAACCTTGGCCACCTCCTCAAGCGCTGGTGTGAAGCGGCGAATGAACAGGGCGCGCGGCCCCTTGACGCGGGGGTCGAAGGACACAAAGTCCACCCACTTGCGGCCAGTGCAGGCTAGCTGGGCCAGCATCTGCGGCTTGTGCTCCTCTGGGACTTCGCCGGCCAGCGTCCAGGCCACATGCTTGGACGTGGTTGGGCACTTGACTTCGATCAATCCCTCGTCCTCCACAAGCCCATCAGGCGATGCGCCAAAGTTGTCGATGTCGAAGTGGTCGAAGAAGAAACAATCCGCCACCGTTCGGCCCGTGACGTTGCGATAGGCGGCCTTGGCTAGCGGCTCGTGGTCGATCCCCCACTGCATCGGGGGGGACACGTGGTGGGGCACGATTACATCCGTCATGCGCTCGGCCACGAGGTCGAGGAGGTATTTGCGGCGCGTCTCCGAAGGCTTGCCGCCTCGCCCATTCGTGAGCACGTCGGCCATTCGTGATGCTGTCAGCTTGCCCGTGCGGGCAGCGAACCATCCCGCGCTGCCTTGGAGATTCTCGCTCATGGCTGCGCCGCTTCGATCGCTGCCAGCGCCTTCAGCCGCTCGTCCTTGGCGGCCTTGAGCACGGCGTATGCGGCGCCATCCTGCGCAGCGCGCGCGGCGTGGTCGGCCTCAGCCCACTCCGTGCGCAGCAGGTCACGCGATTCGGCGCGCAGCAGCCGGGCCTTAAACCGAGCCACATCGGCTGGCGGCATGGGCGGCGTCTCGGCCCCCTCGCCGTCGCCGCCTGCCTCCGGGTCCATCGCCATCGTTGGCACCACGAACTGTTGAAACAGGGCCGTGCGGAAAGCGACCGACTGCGCCTTGGTCATTGCCTTGTCGCCGCTGTCCATCGCTTCGCCGTAGCAAGCGCAATCAACGAAAGATCCGTCCTCAGCGCTGGCGAACCGGAACACGCCACGCACCAAGGCAAACCGGGTCGCCTTGCCATCAGCCGGCGCACCCTTGACCCGCTCCACAAACTGCGCCTCGCTGTAGGTGGGCGTGACTGTGATCTTGTGCGCGATGAGGATCGCTGACATCTGATTCATGGCGGCCTCAATTCCCCGGTACTGCACGGCTGCGCCGCCAAGCGATGCAGACTTGTCCTTCGCGATGCCGGTCTTTGCGATGTCGGCCATCGCCCGGTTGATCGCGGCATGAATTGCCGTAGTCATTTGGCCCCCGTTGAAGCGATCATGCTGAATGAAAGCACCGCCCACGCGATGATGCAAACTCCTATCACCACCAGGCGCCAGACGCCAGATGCGTCTTTGTCTCTCGGAACCTTTGGCATGTCGTCCTCGCTCATCATCAGTGACGTGTGGTCTTGCGCTGCACGCGGTTGCGCGGCTCAAGGACCCAGCCCTTTTCGGACTGTTTAAGCACCTTGATGCTGGCCACAAGTTGCGCCTGCAACGCTGGGCTCTTGGGCCACTGCTTCTGTGCGTGCGCCCACAGGTCGGCGACTTCGGTTTTTGTCATCACAGCTTCCCAAAGATGATTGCGAGGGCGACAGCGGCGCCAATCGCCACCATCACGAATTCCCACGGGCTTTCGCCGTGGCTGTTGAGTCTGGGCGGGCGCATCACTGGTCGCGCTCGCTGTAGAAGTCCATCACCGCGCGCTTTTCAATCCGCTCACGCACATCCCGGCACTTCATGATTTGCGCGTTGTGCCTACGCATGGCGCGGGCGCAAAGCTCGTTCAGGCCTCGATCAGCAGCGCGCCCGGCCAGCGTCAGAGCATCGCCAGCGTTCAGGGTGTTGATGTCGCCCTCTCCATCGCCCTGATAGTCGTCCGGGTCGATGCTGCGATTTGTTCCGCGCTGGTTGGCGTCGCCGTACAGATCCAGGCTTTCGATGGGCGTTTCGTCGGCCAGCCACTCTTCGTGGAACCAGCGCGTTCCGACATCTTCGGCGTTCGATTCGAACCACGCTTGGAATTCGTCATTCCGGTGATCGCAGTACATTTCGGCGGCGTGCCTGTCGATGCGGTCCGCAGCGGCTTCGCGGTTCACACGGGCGACCCACTCGTCCACCGTCTCGCACTTGCCTGTGCGCTCCAAGTCACGGCGGGCTGCCTTGGCGCGGCGTGCCTTGTGCGCCGCTTCCTGGGCTTCTTTGGCTTCTTTGGCTTCTTTGACCAGACCTTGGTAGTGCACGACCGTGGCCGTGAGGTCGCCGAACGGCGTCAATCCGGCCAGCCGATTCCTGACATCGGCGGCGGCCTGGTTCTCTGCTGCACCCATCTTGCTCTCCACCCCTGAAGACGTTCAGGGCATGGAAAGAAGTCTATAGACAGTAGACAGAGACTGTCAAGCTTAAATAGACAGACTGGGGAAAACACCTACAATAAAAGCACACCACAAATGCTGCCCAGCTATCGCAGAGAGAGCGCGAGAGCTATGCCTGTGCACGCGACGATCACCCAGGCAACAAACTCGAAAGCGGTTTTCAGTCGCTTGGTGTTGGTGTTCAGGTTCGTCAACTGATCAAGAATCTTGAGCTGGACCTGGGCGAACTCGTCAGAGGTCATTGGTTTGGGGGCGCTGGAGTGTGTGAGCCGTCAGCAAAGTTGGTGATGCCGGCCATCCTTCGGGGCGCGAAAGTGTAAATGCGGGCAGACTTTCCTACGCGGCCGCCCGCTTTCCGACATCTGGCGCCGGCGCATCGAAGTGCCTACGAATGATCTCTGAGGCGTCTTTGGCGGCCAGATCTCCAGCAAGCATGTAGTGCAGAGGCGCCCCATAGAGGCGAGCCAGCCTGAAAGCCTGGCCGATGTCAACAGGGTTCAAGCCGGTTTCCCAATGGCCAACGGTTCCATGAGACACGTCTAGCAGCTTGGCAGCAGCGCGGATTGATAGCCCCTTGGCGATTCTGGCGTCCCTCATTCGACGCCCGGCAGCGCGCACGAATTCAGCAGTAACAGCATCCATACCGCCACGGTAGACGCTGGCGGAATCCACCTGTCTAGCATCGATTGACACATCATGTCTATCTGCAATAGACTGTGGCGATGACGAACGATCCAGACCCGGAGAGGAGCGCACTTCAACGTGCAGCCTCGCTACTTGGCGGGCAAGCAGCGCTTGCGAGCGCGTGCGGCTATAGCGACAGGCGGGCCGTGTGGCCATGGTTCCAGCCTGGACGACGGGTGCCGCCTGAGAAGTGCCCAGCAATCGAGAGGGCGACAAACGCGGCTGTGAGATGCGAAGAGCTGCGCCCTGATGTCGATTGGGCCGTGCTGCGCAAGCGCCGTGCCTGAGCCATGCCAGTTTTCGGCGTGCGGTCACTGCTGCAAAGGGGCGTCCCTCCCGCCCTGGCAGTGCCTTTTGCGCCCACCGCAGAGTGTCTGCGGGTTTTTACAACTGTGACCATGCGGACAAATGTGCAACCGCATGTGACACCACATAACCCCCCGTTCGCGGGGTCAACCCGGGCGCATCCCTAAACCTGCGGACGCCCACAACCTGGAGAGGGACCATGCAAACACAACAACAACACCAAGTCCTTGGGGTGCGCCCCGGGGCACTGCTCACGCTGGCCGGTGGCTCGCATGTTGAGGTTGCGGACTACGGTATTGACGAGGACGACCGGCCCGTCGTGATGCTGCGCAACGTCACAAAGCACGGCAATTACAAGGGCGAGGCTTGGCCAATGCGGCTCACGGCGCTGCGTGCAAACCTGGCAGCGGCAACACAGCGTTTCGCGCGGGGGATGGCGCGATGAAAGCGCAGCCGCTACCACCAGGGCAAAGCTACAGCATCGGGTGGCCGCCTAGGCGCGCTGAGGCCATCGCAGCTGCGGCGCCGCAGCCTGGCCACAGGTCGAAGGCAGAGCTGATGGCCAAGGCCAAAAAGCAGGCAGGCCCGCGCGAAGGCAACGCGTTTGACTCGCACAAGCAAATCATGCCCGGCACGCCCACGCATCCGGTGCCGGAGAGCGTCATAAAGGGGGGCGGGAAATGAGCGCCGCCGACAACCCGACGACAGACGCCGCGCGCCTGAAGGCCGTCGAATCCACGCTGGCCGACATGGCCGCAGCCATCGCAGCCATGGCCCAGTCCCAGCAAGCCATGGCGTTTGCGATGCAGCAGCAGCACGAGTTCCTCCAGCGCATGGCCGACATGGAAGCGGCCGACATGGCGGGCGAGGGCGGGACACACTGATGGACGCGCGACCTGCCCCATTGGTGCCCGAGGTCGTTGACCTTCGGGACTTTGCTTTCCTCCCGCTGGAGGTCGTGCGTCTGCGTGACTCAGGCCTTACCGCAAAGGCATCAGGCGATGAGTTCCGCGCCGCAGTGCTGCTTTGGTGCGCCGCTTGGCACCAGACGCCAGCCGCAAGCCTGCCAGACGACGACGAAGAGCTCGCGAACCTGTGCGGGTACGGCCGCACTCCGAAAGAGTGGGCGAAGATCAAACAGCGTGCGCTAACGGGCTTCGTGCTGTGCACTGACGGCCGGCTGTATCACAAGATCCTGTCCAGCAAGGCCATCGAAGCATGGCGCGGCAAGCTGCGGCAGCGCTGGGTCACAGAGACAGCGCGCGTGAAGAAGCACAACAGTCGCCACAACACCGCGCACGTTGTCCCTGAGTTTGAAGTGTGGGTGTCCCTCGGTTGTCCCCAGGGACAAACGCTACACGTCCAGGTGACAGAAGAGGGAAGTCCCCAAACTGTCAAAGTAGACAGGCCTTCCAAGAGAGAGGGACAGGGACAGGGAGAGAGAAAGGGACAGGGAGAGGGAGAGGGACAGGGAGAGAAAGAAGAAGAGCTTGGCGCTGCGAAGCTTCGCCCCAAACGCAAAGCGCCGGCCAACTTCGCCCCATCCCCGGAAATGCTCGCGTGGGCATCGACCGAGTGCCCATCGGTAGACGCCAAAGCGGAGACGGCGAAATTCCTGGATCACACCTTCGCTCGCACCATCACCGATTGGGACGGCGCGTGGCGCAACTGGCTGCGCAAGGCAAGCGAGAACATGCCGCGCCGGCCAGGCCAAGCCATGCGCAACGGCCCACCAGACGATGCCGCCATCCGGGCCTACAACGCCCGCGCCACAGCCGAAGCCGCACGGATGCTGGGCATTGCCCCACAGCCGCAGCCAGAACCGCCCCTTGACCTCTTGGAGGCCTGCAATGCGTGACACCGATCTGCCTGAATTCGTCGCCCTGTTGGACGACGTGGCCGGGCTCCTGCGCCCATCTCAGCCGCTCACCAGCACCCAGAGGGCCATGTGGTTTCGCGCACTCCAGGGGCACACCTTGGCCGATGTTCGCGGCGCCCTGGATGCCCACATCCACGACTCCCAGCGCGGGCGATTCATGCCGACACCGGCCGATGTCATCGGGCAGCTTGAAGCACGGGAGGGGCGGCCAGAAGCGGACGCGGCGTGGGCCATCGCCATTCGGGCAAAGGACGAAGCCGCGACTGTGGTGTGGACGCGGGAATGCGCCACCGCTTGGGCAGCTTGCCTGCCGGTCATGTGCGGGGGCGACGAAATCGGCGCGCGCATGGCATTCAAAGCGGCCTACAACTCGGCCGTGGCAGAGGCCAGACGCTTGCGCAAGCCCGTCGAGTGGGCTGCATCGGTAGGCCATGACGCATCACAGCGCCGTGACGCCATCACCACGGCCATCGGGGCCGGCTTGCTCACGCATGACGCGCTTCTCGCGTTGCCACCGCCAGCGGCCAAGGGGTGGAGCGACATGCCGCCAGATGTGCGGGCCAAGTTGGACGCCGTGCTCTCAGGGCTTCGCGGGCGCCTCGATGCGCCATCGGCTGACCAGATCGAGCGCGAGCGCACGCAGGCTCTCAAGGCTGGTGCGGCGCGCGCTGTGCAGGCATACGGTGCCCAGGCTCAGGAGGGCAAAGATGGCAAGCCATAGCCGGCGCGGTTATGCCTGGATCGCGGACTTCGAGGCCGATGGGAAGCTGGGATCCCACATCGGGTGCAGCGTTTTGCCGCCACCCAAGGGCCTGGCCCAACTCCGACACAGGCTCAAAGCGCAAACGGTCGGGATGCGCGTGCTTGTGCCCGTGCAAGACATGCAACGGGCCAAAGACACGTCAAAACGCCTGGCCGAAAGCGACGGCCGTGCGCACCGGGCAATGCTTACAGACGACCAGGGCCAACGCCTAATCGCGAGGTGGAAGGCATGCTGACTGCCGCGCAAGATGACGACCGAGTGACGTGCCTCACATGCACAAAGCGCCAGTCAGGGCGATGCACAGACCACATCCGCGCAGGACTCAAGCGCGCAGATGTTGGGCCTGACCTCGCGCAGATCCTCCAGCGTTGCCCGGCGCACAAGCCAAAAAAGCAGGCGCAGACATGACAGACAACCAGTGCACCTATTGCGGGCAGATCGGCCACCGCGCCAGCAAGTGCCCGACACGGCCTGTTGATTCAGTCATCCCTGACGTGCTCGCAGACCTGCGCACAAACGGCATCAGATCCGTCCAGCTCCTGGCCAAATCAATCGGCGCAGACATCGGCCCAGTGTGCCGCGCAGTCGAGCGACTGCAAACGCTGGGAGAAGTCAGATACCGCAACCCGCGACACAAGCGCGCAACAGGATTCGGGTGGGAGGCCTGCCGCTGATGATGCCTCGCGCGCCAAAACCAATCGACCCGGCCGCAGCCCTGCGCAAAGCCACCGCCGCAGCAAACGCAGCCAAGCTGTCGGCACCACTGCTGCTGCAAATCAGGATGGCCCAACTCGATGAGGGCATGTCCCTAGAACACGTTTTCCACCCAACGCGAAAGTGGCGCCTTGACATCGCATGGCCACACAAACGCCTGTACGTCGAGATTGAGGGCGGCGTCTGGACCGCAGGCAGGCACGGCAGAGGCGCCGGCATCGTGGCCGACATGGAAAAGCAAAACGCGGCCGTGGTGCTTGGGTGGAAACCTCTGCGCGTTGCAGTAAACCACATCACATCGGGGGAGGCCATCACATGGATACGGCAAGCACTCACAACATGACCCGCACCGCAGCAACGTGCAAAGCCTGCAAGCTCGCAGAGGCCGAGCCAGATGCGGGTTACATCATGCACGGCTGCGTTGATTGCAGCGTGCGCGCGCTGGCCTCTTCTGCCATCGATGTCAGCCAGCGCACAGGCAGGCCGGTTGAAGAGGTTTTCCAGGCTGCAAAAATGTGGGCGCAACGGATCGAAACGGGAGCTTGAACATGGTAAGAAAAACCCCAGAAAAGCCAAAATCTGCCCTCAGAGGCGCCGCAGCAATGGGGCCAGGGCCGGGGCGCCCGAAAGGCGTTGGGAACAAGACGACAACCGCGCTCAAGGAAGCCATCCTCCTGGCCGCTGAGGCTGTGGGCTATGACGGCAAGGGCAAGGATGGGCTGACCGGCTACCTCACGCTGGTTGCCAGCACAGACCTGAAGGCGTTTTGCTCGCTGCTGGGCAAAGTTCTGCCGCTCCAGGTGACAGATGGCGATGGAGGGCCTGTGTTCGAGAGAATTCTGCGCGAGGTTGTCGCCGCAAATGGACCTGAGACTTAAAACGCCAGCCGTATTTTTGCCGTTGCTCCAGCCGGCGCGCTACAAGGGCGTGCACGGCGGGCGTGGTTCTGGCAAGTCGCATTTTTTCGCTGAACTGTGGCTTGAGGAAAACATCGCGGAGCATCTGGATTTTGTGATGCTGCGCGAGACGCTGAAGAGTCTGGAATTCAGCGTGAAAAAGCTGCTGGAGTCGAAGATCCGCCACTACAACGCGGGCGCATATTTTGAGGTTCAGGACAGGCGAATCCTGGCGCGGCGCGGCGGCGTGACGATCTTCGAGGGAATGCAGAACCACACGGCAGATTCAATCAAATCGCTGGAGGGGTTTGATCGTGCGTGGTTTGAAGAAGCGCAAGCAGCCACCGACAAAAGCCTGACGCTTTTGCGCCCGACAATCAGAAAGCCAGATTCTCAGTTGTGGTTTTCCTGGAACCCGGATAAACCGACAGACCCGGTTGATGCTTTGTTGAGAGGCGAGCAGCCGCCGCCAAGTTCGATCATTGTCGAGGCCAACTACGAACACAACCCGTGGTTGTCGGCGGAGCTGCGGTCAGAGATGGAATACGACCGGGCGCGCGATCCAGAGAAGTATGCCCATGTGTGGCTCGGCAAGTACCAGCGCAACAGCGAGGCGCGCGTCTTCAAGAACTGGCGCGTTGAAGAGTTCGATACATCCTCGGACTGGATTTTGCGCAACGGCGCAGATTGGGGATTCAGTATCGACCCGTCCGTGTTGGTTCAGGTGGCCATCGTCGGAAAGACTCTTTACATCATCCACGAGGCATACCGGGTTGGCTGTGAAATCGACTTTCTGCCCGACCTGTTCAGAACGGTTCCAGATGCCGAGAAGTGGCCAACGACGGCCGACTCAGCCAGGCCCGAGACGATCAGCTTCATGCAGCGCCACGGGTTCCCCAAGATGCTGGCGGCAATCAAGGGCGCGCGCAGTCTGGAAGAGGGCGTCGAATTTCTGCGCACATTTGACATTGTGATTCACCCGCGATGCCGCCACGCAATCGAGGAATTCACTCTCTACAGCTACGAGGTTGACCCGCTCACTGGCGCCGTGTTGCCAAAGCTGGCGGACAAGAACAATCACGTGATAGATGCGACACGCTACGCTTGCGAGGGGGCGCGGCGTGCTGGGCTTGTGGCAAAGCCAGTGAACATTGACCCTTTGCCGATGGTTTCGCACTGGAGGAAATGACGATGAGCGAAGGCTATTCAGTACGTTTTCAAAGCCGGTGGCGATGTCGCCAGTGGCGCCACCTACCCCTTGACCTGGGTCGGAGAGGCATTGCTTCTAGTCGTCAAGCCCGTATAATCCGCGCCATCCCGGATTAGGGAAGCTGTGATTCTTGGTTGCCAGCGGCCAGCGACACCTGACTAGGTGGGCAATGGGCCGCAAGAGCAACGCGCAAAAGCTACAGGACATCCACCGCGAGGCCGTGGATGAATTCGACGCTTGCTGGTCCGAGAGTTACCCCAGCCGGATGCAGAGCCGGCAAGACCGGCGCTTCGCCTCTGTGCCAGGCGCGCAGTGGGAGGACGACATCGGGCAGATGTACGCCAACCGCCCTAAGTTCGAGTTCAACCGGATCGAGCTTGCAATCCGCCGCATCCAAAGCGAGTGGCGCGCAAACCGCATCACGGTGGACTTCGTGCCCAAGGATGGCGAGACGGGCGCAGACACGGCCGACGTGTGCGACGGGCTATTCCGGGCCGATGAACAGGCCAGCGTGGCTTTTGAAGCCTATGACGGGGCTTTTGACGAGGCCATCAAGGGCGGAGTGGGCGCTTGGGAGGTTGTGGCCCAGCATGAGGACGATCATGATGATGATTCGC